AGAAGAAAAACTACTTAAACTTAATATGTCAATGATTGATGATGTTGCTAAAACACTGTCAACATTTATTGCAGACTATAAAACAATGGATGAAGAAGATCGTCCTAAAGTATTGTTTGTAGTTGATAGTTTAGGTATGTTACTAACACCTACTGATATTGATCAGTTTAACAAAGGTGATATGAAAGGTGATATGGGTCGTAAGCCCAAGCAGTTAACATCACTTGTTCGTAACACAGTTAACATGATTGGGTCATTAAATGTAGGCTTAGTATGTACCAACCACACTTATGCATCACAGGATATGTTTGATCCAGATGATAAGATTAGTGGTGGCTCAGGCTTTATCTATGCATCAAGTATTGTTGTTGCAATGAAAAAGATGAAGCTAAAAGAAGACGAAGATGGTAACAAGATCAGTCAAGTTATGGGTATCCGTGCTGGCTGTAAAGTTATGAAGACTCGTTATGCAAAACCGTTTGAAGGTGTACAAGTAAAGATTCCATACTCAACAGGTATGAATCCGTACAGTGGCTTGCTTGAATTGTTTGAGGCAAAAGGCGTCATTCAAAAGCAAGGCAATCGTTTAGCATACACTACACTCGATGGTGAAGAAATTCTTGACTATCGTAAAAAGTGGATTGGTGAAAACCTCGATAAGGTCATGTCAGATTACCTAGTAAAAGAATCAACTATGGTAAATACCTCAGAAGTTGAAGAAGAAGTTACAACTGATACTAACCTTATTGAGGAAGAACTTACTAATGAATGAAGAACAGATAGCAGATGTATGGATGTTGTTTAAAGAATATGTTGATAAAAAACATATAGAAATGGCAGCTGAACGTTATGTAGATATGTTAGCAGACTATGGTCTTTCAGACCTAGCATTTCAAGAACTGACAGGAAACGATACAGTTCTTGATACTGCAATCAACTACTACTTAGAAGTTGATGACGATGTACATGACGATGAGGAAGAAGAGGATTATTAATGGGTTGGTATAGCGAAGTTTCACGTGATGTTAGTAAGATACCTAATGCTATTATACACTTTGAAACCGAACTAGGAGATGCTCGTAAAGAGTGTAAGCTAGTTGGTAATGTCGAACGTGCAGCAGCAAGTATGCCTGGCATTGTGGAACATCGCTTCAACCAGCTTCAAGAAATTGAAGCAATCCTGCACTATCTAAATATTGAGTTACGTAGATTACGTAGCTCATACTTTAAGAAATATCTTGAGAACTATCAACGAGCTCTGTCAAGCCGTGACGTTGAAAAATACGTAGACGGTGAGGCAGACGTTGTTGACTACGAAAAGATTATTAATGAGTTTGCACTAATGCGTAACAAGTGGTTAGGTGTACTCAAAGCACTTGATCAAAAGCAATGGCAAATTACAAACGTTGTTAAGTTACGTGTAGCAGGTATGGAAGATGCTTCGTTATGATAGTCCTACAGTAGTAGGATTTTCAGAACTAAATCTATTTGGTATATCGTTTAATATGTCTAATTGGCATATGATAGATTTTGACGATGCATTAAAAGATCGTGCAGATGTGTTTTTTCAAATAAATGTACAAAAAGATAAAACAAAAAAAGTTAAGTCTTATAACTACATCAAACAACAGCATAAGCCTATATTAGTTTGTGAAAGTAATTTGTTTAGAAAAAATAGTTATCCTATTACAGATGATCGTTGTTACTATAGGTTAGGATGGGATCATTTTTTACGTTGTGGAAACTTTAATAATAAAAATAGTCCTTCTGATAGATGGAAGCATATTAAAAAATTACAAAATTTACAAGTTAAAGACTGGCGCACTACTGGAGACTACATAGTTATTGTTTTGCAAAAGCCCGGCGATAGTACATTAAATAGTTTATATAAAACATACGGTACATATGAAAATTGGATACAACAAACTATAGATCAAATTAGAAAATATACAAATCGAAAAATAGTAATTAGGCCGCACTTACATACTACAAAACTAAACTATAAACAGTTTGAATCAATTGATGACAATATAGAAATATCAAATGTTTTTAAGGATAGAACAAAAATAGAAGGCGGCAAATCTTTAGAACATGACTATGCAAATGCATATGCTGTAGTTGGTTATAATAGTAATAGTCTTGTAGAAAGTACATTAGAAGGAATACCTACATTTGCAATGAGCGACGAAAGTGTAGTATGGGACGTGAGTAATATGAATAAATTACAATTTATAGAAACTCCTAATAGAAATATTGATAGAACTCAATGGTTATACGATGCGGCTTATATGATTTGGACCAAAGAAGAAATAGCAAACGGAACAGCATGGAATCATTTGAAAGGAGTTCATTTTGAGTGAACCGCCCTGGGCAGCACGTAACATAATTTTTAAAGATTACGATATAGAAAATAAATCCATTATAGATTTTGGATGTGGTGATAAAAGTATTTGTAATTATTTAAATTTTAGTAATTATGTAGGATATGATTTAAATCCTAAAGCTGATTACAATATAGATTTCAATAGCAACTTTACTATTACGCATACCGCAGATATCGGACTTGTATTAGGTGTATTAGAATACTTAGATGACCCTAATGCATTTATAGAAAAAATAAAAACAACATGTGATAGATTTATAATTATGACATTGGCAATAAAGGCACCCAAGTATCATCATGGTTGGAAACGTTGTTACAATGACGAAACATTTAATGAAATCTTAACTACACATTTTAATAGCATTAACAGAACTACAGTCAATCGATATCTTATTGCTGATGTAACTCCATAAATAGTATTAGGAGACATTCATGGAAAACTTTAACTACCTTATAGATAAAATAAATAATTCTACCTTTACATTAGACCCTTTTAAGTTTGTCTATATAGAAGATTTTTTTACAAAAGATCATTTTGATCGTATAACATCATGCAAACAAATTAATGTTCCTCAGTTTGAATCTACAGAAGAAATGTGTAGTGAATTAACTAACACATACAAATATAAACCTCAACCCTTTCCAGGATGTACTACAAGTGTCCAATCATATTTAGAATGGTACAACAACAAAGATATTGCTGATAAAGTAGCAAACCAAGATCTATTAGAAGGCTACGGCGTAGCATTTAGATTAAAAAAATATGAAGATTCTATATTAGAAGAACTTGTTGAATTTTTTAATAGCGACGAATGGCATAATTGTATTAAACAAAAATTTAATAAAACAGGCGAAACAAGTGTAGATACTGCAATACAAAAATATGTATCCGGATACGAAATAAGTCCACACCCAGATATCAGACGTAAGTGTGCTACATATATGATTAATATTAACACAGCACCTGAAGCAGAACATTTAGGATTACATACACATTTTATGACATTTAAAGATGACAAGAAATGGATATTTGACGAATGGCAACATAAACAAAACAAAGACACATGCTGGGTTCCGTGGGACTGGGCAGATACACAGTACGAGCATTCAGTAAATAATTCTATTACAATGTTTGCTCCAGACTATAACACATTACACGCAGTAAAATTAGATTACGATCATACTAAACTTCAACGTACACAAGTATACGGTAATTTATGGTATACTGGAGATAGTAGACCAAAAGTTAAAAAGATGAATTGGAAAAAATTAGATGGCGTATAAACGCAAAGAAGACGGTGTTATTTTTGAATATCTACGTAAACAAAATTTAAAAACTACTATACTCGATGTAGGCGCACGAAAAGGATCTTGGTATAGAAACTTTAAATTAGTATATCCTAATCTTCCAGTACATATGTTTGAACCTACACCAAACATAGTTGAATATTTAAATAAACACTACGGCAATATGAACCATATCAGTATTCACGGAGAAGCATTAAGTGACTGTGTTGGCGAATTTGAGTTTCATCTTAACTTAGATAAACCGGCTTGGAGTGGATTAACAAAACATCCAAAACACGAATATAAAACTATACGTGTGCCTGTTAAGACTATTGATTCGTATAACTTTCCAGAATTATCTTTTATTAAGATCGATGTCGAAGGCAACGAGTATAAGACATTAAACGGTGCAATAAAAACTATACAACGTCATAAGCCTATAATATATTTTGAATGTGCAGATGTACATTTAACAAACTATACTAATACAAGTGCAGATGTTTATAACTTTTTTATTGAACAAGGTTACACAGTATATGACTTAGACATGAAGAAGTTAACTGTGGATGATTTCTGTACACACACTTATAACAAGCCAAGTTTTTATCATAATTTTATAGCACATGTATGAACTACATCGAAAAAGTAAAACTAATGTAGGCGATGCTTTTTGCAACCCCAGTAGATATTTTGAATTTCCTAATATAAAAACAGTTGATATAATGCGAGCTCCTGACGTAAAAGGAGACACTATTATAGTAGGCGGCGGAGGTCTAATACATAATAAGTTTGGACCAAAAATTGCTGAGTTAGTTGATCGTGCAGACAAAAGTATACTATGGGCTATAGGTCATAACTTTAGTAAAAAAGCAGAACGCAAACATACTAACAGTATATGGTATCCAGAATATACCAGTAAAGCATCACTTGCTGGAATAAGAGATGTGGGTAAGTTTTACTTGCCGTGTGTAAGTTGTATGCATCCTGCATTTAATAAAAACTATACATCTACACATGATTACGTGTATTTTACTCATCATTTTAAAAGTAAATTTGATCAAGCTGATGTCCCGCATATGACTAATGCAGAGATGGATTTTGATAAAGTTATAAGTTTCCTTGCATCCGGAGATACAATAATTACAGATAGTTATCATGGAGCATACTGGGGACAATTGCTTGGTAAAAATGTTCAAGTAGTTAGTTGGAGTGTAAAATTTAATTATATGAAACATACTCCGCATTATGTAACGTCTATTAATGAACAACCGATCTATATTAAAAATTCTGTCACAGGATTTTTAGAAGAGTGTAAAGACTACAATAAAAAGTTTTATCAAAAGGTTTTAGATATATTATAGTAGCATATAAATATCTACATGAACAGAGTAGTATTAGTAACAGGTGGCTTTGATCCGCTACATTCAGGACATATTGAATATTTTAAAGCAGCAAAGAAACTCGGCAACAAACTTGTTGTTGGTGTAAACAGTGACGAGTGGCTAACAAGAAAGAAAGGCAGACCGTTTATGCCTTTCGAAGAACGTTGTGCTATTATTAGAGAACTTAGTGTTGTAGACAAAGTTATAGGGTTTGATGACAGTGACGACAGTGCATGTGGTGCAATATTTCAAACTATGTCAACTAACACAGGCAAATTAATTTTTGCTAACGGTGGTGACAGGACAAATACTACAACACCTGAATATACTACATATGGCGATCATGCACAAGTTGAATTTGCATTTGGAGTCGGTGGAGAGAACAAAGCTAATAGTAGTAGTTGGATACTTGATGAATGGAAAACACAAAAAACAGAACGCCAATGGGGTTACTGGCGTGTGTTAGATCATAAACCTGAACAAGGGTATAAAGTTAAAGAACTGGTAATTTATCCAGGCAAGTCATTAAGTGATCAAAAACATTTTAAACGTTCAGAGCAATGGATTATACTTGAAGGTTCAGTTGACATGATAACAGAATGGAATGGCAACACTACCGTAGTACAGTTAAAACCTCACCGAATACCATATGAAATAGGGAAAGAAGTTTGGCATAAACCAAGTAACCCTGGAATAGAAAACGCACACATACTCGAAATACAATGGGGTAGTGAATGTATCGAAGACGATATAGAGAGAAGAGATTAATGAAAGTATTTGTAGGATATGATCCACGAGAAGACATTGCTTATCAAGTATGTAAGCACAGTATTTTATCAAAGCAACCGGATGCAGATGTACGTCCATTGATACAAAAAGACTTGCGTGACGCAGGGTGGTATACTCGTCCTGTGGATAAACTTGCAAGTACTGAATTTACCTTTACACGTTTTCTTGTGCCAGAACTTGCTGACTTTGAAGGTTGGGCATTGTTTATGGACTGTGACATGATTCTTACTACGGACATTAAAGAATTGTTTGATCAGGCAGATGACAAATATGCAGTAATGTGTGTGCAACATGATTACAAAGTTAAAGAACAATTTAAGATGGATGGACAAAAGCAAACTATCTATCCACGCAAGAACTGGTCAAGTGTTGTATTATTTAATTGCGGACACCCTGCTAATAAAGTAGTCAACAAAGAGTTTGTAAATGATATAGATAAAACAGGAGCATTCTTACATAGGTTTAGCTGGCTACCTGACAGCGAGATCGGCGAATTAAACCATACATGGAACTACTTGGTAGGAGTGTATGATGATATAGAAAAGCCAAACTTAATACACTACACCGAAGGCGGACCGTGGTTTGAAAATTATCGCAATTGTGAATATGCAGATTTGTGGAAAGCAGAACTGTTTGACATGATGAAATGATATTCTTAAGTAAGGGTGGTGCTGACGAATATATAAATGCAATTGCAAGAAGTCAGCGTACATCTGCAATTAGTGATAAAGATTTTACATACTGTAGTAAAGGTCCAATATTCCTGCGTGGACTTCTTAAGTATAAAATTATGAACAAATGTTTAGCAGATGGTATTGATTACTATTTTGTTGACACTGGATATTTTGGAAATCATGCAAGACCCGGAAATCCAAATGGATGGAAATTGTGGCATCGTATTGTAAAAAATAATTTAACACAAACTGAAATACTTGATACAAATCCTAAACGATGGAATAACATGAAGTTAGATATCAAGCCATTTCATAAAAAAGGACGCAACATAATTATTGCTGCACCAGACGAAAAACCTTGTAAAGTTTACAGTGAAGACTATTCTACGTGGGCAAACAAAACAAAAACAAAGTTAGAACAATATACTGATCGTCCTATAATAATTAGAGAAAGAGTAAAACAACGTAGTGAAAGAATTGTACAAGCACCATTAACACAATTATTAGAAGATGCATATGCATTAGTTACATTTAACAGCAATAGCAGTGTTGAAGCAGTACTTAACGGAGTACCAGTGTTTACTCTTGCACCCAATGCTGCTGATCCAGTTGCACTAAAGGATTTAAGTAAAATAGAAACTCCGTTCTTTCCTGAGGATGATCTTGTGCGAAAATGGGTATATAGTTTAGCAAATGGTCAATTTACAAAAAGTGAAATGCTAAATGGGTATGCATTTAAAAAGGTGGTAACATGAAAATAGCTGTAGTAACAAGTATGCATGAACCTTATCTTCAAGGCTTGGGAAGAATCTGCATAAACAGTTTTAAAAAATACTGGCCGGCAGACACTCACATGTACTTGTATAATGAAGGATTTACTATACCAGATACTGACAATGTAACATGTATGGGTTTTAACTTAGGTCCTGACTACGATAAATTTGTATCGACGACAAAATACAAACCAAGAGTAAACCAGTTTGCTAAAAAAGCATTCTCATGGTTACATGCATTTGAAAATATTAAATGTGATAGGCTGATATGGATTGATGCTGATTGCAGAACTTTGAAGTCACCTGATATAGATTTGTTGTTAAAGATGTGTCCGGATGATAAATTATCAGCACACATGGGTATATGGTATACTGATGCCAAAGATCCAAAACACGGTATGATTAAAATCGATCCTGTATACAGTGTTGAGACTGGATTTTACATTTTTAATCCACAACATAAACAAGCAACTAATTTTGTTAACACATATAGGAATTACTATCTTAATGGATTTAGCGATAAGATGCGTAGATTCTACGACGGTGATGTATATGGTTGCACAGTAAAAGAATTTGATGATAAATTATTTTATGATTTTAATCTTAAAAACTCAAAGACAGCACTCGGTAGGTCAGAACTAAAACAATATTTTTTGCATTTAAAAGGCAAAGTAAAAAAGGAGAAGAAATGAAATATGTAGAAGTACACAGGAAAGATGAAAACAATGTGGGAGATTTGTATTCTAATCCTCTTAGATATTTTGCGCCTGAACAAGTAAGACTATCAATAGACATTGCTGCACCGTTTAACAAAACTTGGAGTGATACAGATATCTTAGTCGCTGGCGGAGGCGGCTTAATAGGTAACGAACACTTTGGCGATTATTTAGAAGATCTTCTCAAAAGTCCTGACTTAGCAAGTCTTAATAATATGTGGAACAATAGATGGGTATTGGGTCATTCAGCCAATACTAAAGTTTATAATGTATTTCACGAAAAAATGACTACACTTATTAGAGAAGCAGAAGAGGCTCTTGTAAAGAACAAAGGTGCAAAAGTTATTTGGGGAGCTGGCATAAATGAAAGATCTACAGGTATGTCATATAAGTTGCCTAAGTGGATTAAGAAATATGACTTGGTTGGTATTAGAGACGATATAAGTGAGTTTGATTGGGTGCCTTGTGCAAGTTGTATGCATCCTGCCTTTGATAAAAAATATAAAGTTACTAATGAAGTAGTTTTCTTTGAACATAAAAAACAATTACTAAAACCAACACAAATTGGAAACGTACCAATGCCAAGATTTGCAAATAGCGGATCTAACTTTGAGCAAATAATAGAAATTTTAGGTAGTGCAAATACTGTAATTACCAACAGTTATCATGGAGTATACTGGGCTACATTATTAGGTAAAAAAGTAGTATGTATGGAGCCATGGAGTAACAAATTTAGATTCTTTAAACATGCTCCGCTCTTTGCAACTACTAAAGACAGAACAGAATCGTTAATCAAAAATGCACCAACACACCCAACTGCACTACAAGATTGTAGAGATGCAAACCAAATGTTCTGGAGAAAGGTAGATGCTTTATGAAAGTAATAAGTTACTTAGGAGGCATACCGGCTAAGAACAAAAACGAAAACAAACCAAGAATGTTATTAAGTTTTGCCCAAGGTGTAAACGCTGCTGGCGACGAAGGCATAGTACATCATGGTATGAATTATGTCCCGGCTGACGTAGGAGTTATTCAAGGCTTCGTGCATGATCACGGAAAGACAGCACCACACTTACAGTTTAGAAAAAAGTGTATCGATACAAATCCACATAATGTTATTATTGATAGTAATATGTTTAGTTACCATACAGGTTCTAACTGTGGTATGTGTAGATATAGTTACGACGGTGTTTTTCCGACTACTGGAAATTATTGCGACAACGGAGTTGGTCCAGAACACTGGCAACGCCTACAAAAGAATTATGGCATAACATTGGAGCCGTGGAGGAAAACAGGTAATTATATTCTTATTTGTACCCAACGTAATGGCGGTTGGAGTATGAAAGGTGAAGATGTATTATCCTGGACCAAAAAAATTGTAATGCGTATTAGACACAACACTAACAGACCTATTGTAGTACGGGCGCATCCTGGAGACGGAAAATCATATAGATACACAAATGATATTGCAAAATTACCAGGTGTAACACTTAGTACAAACGAATCGTTTATTGATGATCTAAAACATGCATGGTGTACTGTTGTAAAAAATAGTTCGCCGAGTGTTGGTAGTGTTATGCAAGGTGTACCAGTTTTTGTTGACGACCCAATTGATTGTCAAGCAGGTCCTGTAGCAAATACTGTTTGGGAAAATATTGAAAATCCAACTTATCATGATAGAGAAGAATGGCTATGGAAAATCTGTGCCAGTCATTGGGATATTCCTGAATTGTTAGACGGAACTTGCTGGAGTCATATGCGTCAGTTTGTCCAGTAACTTTCTGTACGTTTTATTTTAAGATCTTTAGCATGACTTTTGCCAGTATCTTTTCTTGCACCTTTTAGATGATCCAAGTATGCTCCCCACTCAGAATTTATCAACGGATGGCCTTCACCTCTAATAATGCCTGCACTCCAGTTATGCTCCTTCAAACTAAACTCTTTTCTAACAGCATCAAATACAAAACTATCGTGCCATTCATCTAATGTAAATATTCCAGTGTCGGCATTTTCGTACATATCCTCAAAGCGATTTAAAAAACTAAGTGTAGTACTGTTATTCATGTTTAGTGCATATAAACCGCACTCAGTGTATTTTCCATCTCTGCCTAAGAAACAGATATCTTTGTCATTTGGTAAAAATGATAATACTTTCTCGTATGTGACAGGGCTATGGCAAAATGTATCAGCATCCATCCACACTAACCAGTCGCCTTTAACTTTTTCTGCACAATCAAATATTGCATATACTTTGTGGCTAAATCTTACAGCGTCCCATTTGAATCCTTTACCAGAATCTTTACGTTTACTACGCACCGGATCGTTTGTTACATCGCCATTTGCCTTAGGTACATTTTTCCATTTGTTTTTGAATTCCATTAATTTATCACATGTGGCAGACATATTAATGTAATGTACATTACTATTTTTAATAGTTGGTATGCAATCTTCAGCATACACATACAAATTAATATTGCTTGGCCAATTATTTTCGAAACTATCGATCATTCTTTGACCGTATTTTGATAATCCCTCTTGACTAAATGTCGTAACTATGTTAATATTCATATATGCTCCTATTAAACTATTTATGGATTAAATATTAGATGATACATATTATTGATGATGCCGTTTCGGTAAAATTACAAAATGAATACGAAGAGTTGGTAACCAACAAAAACTTCAACTGGTACCTTGCGCAACGCACTGTCGGAGTAAACGATGCAGGTTATCAGGTAGATCCTAATGAAATTATTGTACCGTTTATGTACCACACTATTATTAAACGTGGCGAAATTAACAGTGATATATGGGACATGACCAGTAAGGTGTTACAGCAGGTAGAAGACTCAAGTCCACTAAGAATAGAAAGTCTAATTAATGTTAAATTAAATATGCAATTTGCTAATGGACACCCTGACAAACATAATGGTATACACATCGACGGCTGGACCGACTTCAACTTAACTGCTCTCTATTACATTAATGACAGTGACGGCGATACTCATTTTTTCGACGACGACAAAAATGTTGTACAACGAGTATCACCTAAAAAAGGAAGATTTGTTGTGTTTAATAGCGATCATTATCATGCATCTCAATCTCCGATAAACAATGACAAGCGAATTATAATTAATTGGAATATGTCAGGAACCTATGAAGTTTAATCTCTGGACTCAGTACGGAGCATTAAATAGTAAGCCAGTGTTTGATGCATTTAGTGAAGGCGTTAAGTCTCTCGGCTACGAAGTTGGCTATAATACTGACCACGGTATAGATGTTATTTGGAGTATATTGTTTAACGGGCGAATGGCCGGAAACCGTTCTATATGGCAGCAAAATCAGAAACAAAAAAAGCCTACCATTGTATTAGAAGTAGGCGGTATTAATCGTGGTACAACGTGGAAAGTAGGACTAAATGGAATTAATAGAGATGCTTATTTTGGGGATAGTAATAACGATGATAGGCGTAAGCGTTTACTGGGACTTGAAGTAAAGCCCTGGCGCAAACAAGGCGACAATATA